TGTCTGTAGCAGTCGTAGATGTAGACGGTATCGCTGTCCCGGTCCCACCGTGCCCACACTCCTGCAACGGGGTGGTCCCAGTCTGCGAAGTCAACGGCGCCGAGGGCGGGCCAGTAGGCGGGAAAGCCCTGGGAGAATTTCTTCACATCGAAGGTGATCTCCGGTTCCATGATGGGATAGACGCGACCCGAGCCGAGCATGGGTATGCCCCGTGTCCGTGCCTCGCGCTCATGCTCCGGGTAACTGGACTCGATCTCCTCGATGTCATCGTCGGAATAGTGCGCGGCGTCCCGCAGCTCCATCATCACATAGGTTCGGCCCCCGAGTTTTTGCGTCTCGTCCTGGGCGATGGTGGTTTCATCGAGTTCCTGTATTTCCTTCAGCGCCTCCTTTTCTTCTGCAGAAAGTCCGCGTAGATCGTCCGGACGCCCATTGGCACTAAGAAAGCGAGACACCACTGAGGACATCCCCATGAGCGGAGTAAACGTGAGTAGGATCGGCGCCCGTTTCGCATTGGTCCTGGTCAAAACCTCCGTGTAGAAATCGAGTGGCGGCTCCTCGTCGTTCCACGCGCCGTCCAATGTCTCGCCCTGTGCCTTCTCGCGGCCCTTCTCGTAGGACTTGAACCAGAGGATCGATGTGCCGCCGGAGACATGGCGCACCTCAACGCTGTCCAGCAGGTCCGGCACACCCCTCGCAAGCGTCGGCCTCCCGATTATGGCGTCCCGCGGAATCATACCCGTCCCGTAGTCGCGCTTCCGGCCCATAAGGATGCGCTGCACGTTATCCCGTGTGGTCTCTCCCGTAACGCCGCAGACCCACCAGTAGACCTCCTGGTCGCTCCTGTAGCCCTTCCACCAGTCGGGGTAGCGACCGGTAAGGTGCATGGCGACTTCGGCCCCTGCACTCAGGGTCTTGCCCACCTGGTTAGCCGCCATAAGCATTCGCTCACGGTAACGGCCACCTAGATCGTGGAACTCTTTCTGTTTGGGGTAGGGTTTGTAGAAGTCCAGCTGGTTAAAACGCTGGTGCTGTTCCAGCTGGTCGTAGATATGCCGCAGCTCTGCGAGCTTGTAATCGCGAGCTTCGTCAACCGCTAATGCAGCATCCGCCGTCAAGGGAGCATCGGACTCCCGGGACGCACCTTCTGATTAGAAGCGACCTGCGTCTTCGTGTTGCGCCCAGGACGCTTCTTGTCGCGCCCCTTGGGGGCCTTCGCAGACTTGTAGCTCGATACCATAACAACTCCTTGCAGCAGTGGCTTGGCCATACCCAGTGAACAATACCCACTATATGTTGTGCATGCCAGAGCTATTTACCACAAGATATGGTATTATACGACATGGAAGAACGTAAGCTAGACTTTAGTCGAGCCGTCGTCTTTGCCGCAGATTGCGAACCATGTGAGTTATGTGGCGAGGAGGTGTGCCCTCACTGTGAAGAGCACTACGCAGATTGCCCCTGTCCTGGTCCACACAGTGAAAGGGACGATTTAGGGGATTGACAGATCAGTAAATGGTTGGTAAGCCTGTAAGGGCGTAATGTGAGTCATGCCTATATATATTAGTATCTATAGATATCTTATATATACTTTAGTACGTAAAATCGGGGCATGTCACAGTTCAGGCTAAGTCCCTGAAATATAACAGTATAATGGTAGGCCTCCAAAAACTCCGGGTAGTCCGTGGGTTTAAGGAGGTTTTTGCGTTTAAGGGGCGATATAGAGGTGTGGTATAATTGTCACAGTTAGTAAAATAGGGGCCAATGTATGATGGGGATAGGGGTCGTCGATGAACCTGCCACTTGGGGGTCCCCCACCCCCCTTACTCTAGTGTAGAGGACCATCCTCTTCCTTATCAGACTGAGCCAGCTCCTGGGTCAGTGTCTGTGCCCTTTGTAGAAGATCATCCAATGAAATCTCTTTTGTTTGTGTGGTCACATCCTCATGAACCCGTGTCCCGGTACGGTCCAACAGATCCTTCATTGCTGCAAACCTCACCTGCTCAGACTTAGCTTGTGTAGCTAACTTAGCCATATGTTTCAATAACTTAGGTGTCATATGCACCATGGATTCTAAGGTCAACTCCTTAATCCGTGACTGCACATGAATCAACTTCAACACCTGCTTAGATGCTGCTGCCCTACTCTTGTGGGAGTACCCTGCTGCAACAGCTGCTGCTGACCCATTACCACCATTCACGACATAGGCATTACAGAACCGTTCCTGCTGTTCCGTGAGTCCTCTACTACTCATACCAATCACCCTACTGTTACTGCTTAAACAACATACCACAGCTGGACCGTGCTGGTGTCCACAATCTCTCTCTCTCTCTGACTCAGTCCACTTTTCGGCAACCTACATTTTTACTTATTTTTTTTGAAGGTCACCGAAAGAACACAGAGTGTCGTGTCCTTGTGTCAAGCGACTCCGCTAACGAACTCAACTTTCAGGCCAGCACCTCGTCCTCTTGAAACATCCTCCCATTTTCCGGTCCTCCTTTTCTGAATCTTCTGTCTCGCTCTCAGAAAGTTGACTTCGAAGCTGCGTCAAGCCTGACACAACACTCCATCTGCGTTCTGAGGGTGCTGAGTCAATCACGGCTCAAGTCAACATGGAGAAGACAATGTCAGATCTACAATCCGAAGTCCTGAAGTGGCAAGAACATCAACTTGCCCTGCTTTGGGAGGAATTCTGCATCGATAAAATTTTTAATGATTACGACCCGATTTACTCGGATGAAGCATTCGAAAACTTCTGTGAGAGGAACACCTCATGGCATCGCTAATCGAGAACGAACTCCAAACACAGCAGTGGGTGGAAGAAAACATCCGGGACTTATTCCAAATCTACCCGGATATCGACATCACCAACACCGAGGAGATCATGTACTACCTCGACCTTCACTGCCCCGATTAGAGCTTCACTGGCCCGGGTGAGCCATCAATCACCCAATTTCCCTACATCCAATATCTAGGACGAACGTAATGGACATTCACCAACGTGACGAAGCCCTCGATGCAGCCTTTGACCGATACAAATCTCAACTCGATCAAATAACCGACGATCACACTCGCGGAATAATGACCCTAAAGGACTATGACATCAGATTTGGAGAAATACGTGACCATTACAATAACGCAATCGAGTCAATTAACGACATCTACACCCAATCTAAAGCAGCATGAATTACAGGGAAAATATGTATGCAAATTTTATGATTGTTAATCCCGCTTCGACTCGGAATCAATGACTACGCTTAGTGATTGTTCAATTCAACCGACAAGGAATCACAATCTGATCAGGAGATAATTACATGGCTAAGAAAACCGCCCCCTCCCAAGAGCAGGACATCACTGAAACAACTGGCGAAGACGCTGTTCCACTCAGTTACGAAGAGCTTAGTCCATACGAAAGACGTTTCGAAAACATCGACAGCCAAGACGAATTCAACGAGCGATTCGCAGCAGCAATCTACGAGATCGTCGACCTCTGTGGTTCAGAACACGCATTTGTCGCCAATCAGATCCTCAATACCATCACATATAAAATGTCAAACGCCCCCAAAGCCTCACAATTCTACCAAGAAGGTCTCATGGGCCGGGTGAAGAGGAAGGCAGACGAGGAATGGGAGAACAGCGGACAGAACGAGATAGATTCTGTGAAATATGAACGGCAGAAGGAATATTACGCCACTCTGGGAGAAAATAAGATTCTTATGGAACGAATCCATCGCATGATGATCCCCATCCACGACGAACATGCCTCGCACTTCAACTTTAGGTCATACGGCTACAGGAAAGCTGCCCCGTCGAAGATCAACAAAGACATGATGCAATCATTCGATCAACTCGCTGCCACCTACGGAGCCATCCCCAAGACTACCGAGGAGCAGATCGCAGAAGCCGAGCAGGTCGCCGCCTAGCTCACACACTGACCAGGGGTTGCGCCACAAACGCAGCCTCTGGTTTTCTTTTTTTCCTACTCACAAAAACAACAAGAAACTTTTCCCCATGACTGATGACGTAACAGAATTCCCCCCTCACTCACGTATCGTAAACATTCCGACAATAAGCACCGACAGTTTCGACGCCTTAAACCACTGGATTGATAACCTCTACGACAGTTATCGCAACCCACAAATGTTAAAGCGGCGAGGGCATACCGACGAAGAAATTGCTGAACTTCGTTCCCTCAACAGCTCCTGCGCCACACTTTCACGTAACTTCCTGGAAGAAACACTAATTGTCAGCCAAAGCCCTATACATCAGGCCGAAGCATGGCGCTCCTCCCCACTTCTTGATCTGCCACGCCTTCTGCATCTCCGCATTCTGTGGTCGTACTTCATGGCCCACCTTTATGACGATGTCCGACTTTATGCCACACCAAGCAGCCTGCAGACTTTTCTGAAAGAAGAACTGGATATCGAACTAGATATCCGCACCATCACCTCTAAAATTGCCGTAGGTACACGGGCAGGCCGCTACAAGACCAACAAACTCGTGATGCAGGATCAGCGGTTGATCTCCGTTTATCCCACCCGTCTCTCCACACGAGAGTTCCGCTGCCTTTTCCTCATCCGCCTCATCGCTCGCCACAATATCACCGACGTAGATTCTAACCTCGAAACGCTAATAAATGCTGCCCGCAACGCCATTGGAATCACACGTAAACGACGCCCCGACTTAGACCAGCACAAATTTAATAAAAACCCTCCCCAATGGGACACTGGGCCATATACCGACCCCGACAATACTGACAATGATTGAATTCGCCACTATCTGATAGCCGACATCACGTAATTGAATTTGCCCGGTAAAACCCGGGCTTTTTTTTGACCAAAAATAAACGAGGTTTTTATGAAAATTCCAATGATTACGTTCACTGCGCTTGAGCTTGGCGCACAAAGTCCAATCGTAAAAGACGGCATCACGTATGCCCGTCGCTGGCTAGGCAAAACGATAGCCGGGACCAATACGACACGTAAGGATCTCAAGGACCTCACCGAGTCCATCGAGGAAATACGCGAACTTATTAAAAATCAGGAGAAACCAGATGAAGTTCGGACGAATGATCGATTGGGCGATATCCCAGTTCGGCCCGATCCAGTTTGCGATCAGCCAGGACCGACAGGGACGGTGGAGGCTGGGTTTAGTGAAGGGGACATTGAGAAACATTGGCCCCGCATATAACCGCATCGAAGAGGCCAAATCCGCCTACTACACGGTCTCGAAGGAGCCGAAAGATGGAAGACAACGAGCTGACACCAGAGGAGCTGTATGAAATCGACCGTGACATGGCCTTATTCGACTGTTCTCAGTCGATAAAGAAACTGGCCCAAATGGTCTCCGATGACCCCTATACTTTTGTTGAAGAGATTTTTTACTTCGAGGGCTTAAGCCGTGACTGCAAGTCCATCGCTGACAACCTCAAATCACTGGAAAAAAGGGCCGCTTAATGTGGCTGCAAGCCATCTGGCGATGCAAGCATTGCGGAAAATACAGAGCACACGATCCCAAACGCGACGCAACCCCCAAACCCGGAGCGAGCTACGATGTATAAAGGCATGCCACCCACCGACCTCTACGAAAACATGCAGTCAATAGCTGATACTAGCTATGACGAGATCATCCACAGCAGCAAATTAAACGCCTATGTTGCATATCCTGAACATGGAGACGGCCTCGCCCGCCGCCAACTCGGCCATCTGGAATCAGAAGTTTGGCCTATCATTGACTGCAACGCAGATCGTCAGCTGGCTACCAAACTCGACATTCCAAAGCCCTACTACGACCGAATGGTTTCAAAGAAACCACGCCTATGGGAAACCAGCTGCAATACATGGCTGAATAACCTGAACAGACCTCTGATGCTAAGGCAATGGACCAATCGTAAGGGTCGTCGCGCACTCCGTGCCATTCTCTCTGACAGATACCGCCGCATCGACAACCTGGACATTTTCAAGTCCGTTCTCCCTGTTCTGCAGGAACAGCCCGACATGCAAATCGTCAGCGGCAACGTCGATGAACACAACTTCCATCTAAAGGCCGTCTTCCCTCGCATACAGGGTGATATCGGACTTAATGATGTGGTCCAGTCAGGGCTCCACATCCGGAACAGTGAAACAGGTACCGGCGCCTTCGTCATTCAACCCCTCACGTATCGCCTTGTCTGCCTCAACGGGATGATTATTCCCGATGCAGCCCTGCGGAAGACCCACCTCGGCAGTCGTATCGAGGAAGGCCAGGACATCAACTGGCGTGACGCGACAATCGCAGCAGACGATAAGGCACTGATGATGAAGATCGAGGACGTCACCCGTCAGGCAACCGACGAAAGCCGCTTCACGTACATCGTAGAGCAGCTCAAGGAATCCGCGGAACGGACCATCGATGTCTCAAAGACGGAGCAGGTCAAGATCCTCACAAAGAAACAGGGTCTCACTGAACAGGAGCACGACAACATCCTGGAGTTCCTGATTAAGTCCGATGGAAACACCCACTGGGATGTCGCCAATGCTGTCACATCAGCAGCTGGTGTTGCTAACGACTACGAACAGGCCACCGATCTCGAGACACTTGGCGGCAAGATTGCCACCACTCCTCAGCTGTTGGCGGCATGAGATCCCTCTATCGTGAATGGACCGTCATCGGTTTCGGTACCTCTGATGGCGGTCCACTTAAAACCGAGTCGTTTCCATTCGAGGAAATCGCCCGGTTCCACACAATATCTGACGCTGTAAAAGCCGGTTGGCAAATGACTCAGATATGGAGTGTTACTGAAGGTGATGGTGATGTGTGGATCTACGGACCACCCCGTCACTACGTCAACCTTCTTCATTACGTTTGTACTAAAGAGCACCACAACGACGACTCTTATGTAGAGGTTAGTTTTGACATTGAAGGGATGAGCGATGACTGAC